TCGCGATCGTAGCGGCCCCCGAGTGGTCCTGAACCCCCCTTTTGGAGGTGCCATGAGCGACCGGACCGTTCGCGTCACTCTCACCGCCCAGGTGCAGGGGTATTTGCAGGGCATCGATCAGGTGCAGCGGAAGACTCGGGAGGCCGGGTCCGAGGTTGAGAAGCTGGCGCAGAAGCGTCAGGCGTTCCAGACCCTGGGTGTGTCGGCTCTCGCCCTCGGCACGGCGATTGCGGCCGGGATCGGGCTGGCGGTCGTCAAGTACGCGGAGTTCGACCAGGCAATGTCGAACGCGAACGCGATCCTGCAGGAGACGACCGCGAACCAGGCGTTGTTGCGGGACGCCGCGCTTGAGGCGGGTGGCGCGACCGTGTTCACGGCCACGGAATCCGCGAACGCGATCGAGGAGTTGGGGAAGGCCGGTATCGGCACCTCCGACATTCTCTCCGGTGCACTCACCGGCTCCCTCGACCTTGCCGCGTCCGCGCAACTCGGGGTCGCCCGTGCCGCAGAGATCTCGGGTATCACCCTCAAACAGTTCGCCCTCGATGGGACGCAGGCGGGTCGTGTCGCGGATGTGTTGTCGGCTGGTGCGAACAAGGCTGTCGGATCGGTGGATGACCTTGCGAACGGGTTGAAGTTCGTTGGCCCGGTCGCGAAGGGCATGAACGTCAGCCTCGAGGACACGGTTGCGACGCTCGCATTGTTCGCTGATCGGGGTGTGATTGGTGAGCAGGCGGGCACGTCGCTGCGGGGCATGTTGTCGTCGCTCACGTCTCCGTCGAAGGCTGCGAAGCAGGAGCTCGACGCGCTCGGTGTGTCGCTCTACGACGGTCAGGGACGGTTCAAGGGGCTCGAGAACGTCGCCGGCGAGTTGAACCGTGCGCTTGCGGGTGCGTCGGATGCTGAGCGTGACATGGCGCTCGGTGTGATCTTCGGTAACCAGCAGGTGACCGCGGCGCGGATTCTCGTGGACGCGGGTGCGGAGACGTGGCGCGACTACAGGAACGCTGTTGACGACTCGGGGATCGCGTCGCGGATCGCTGCGGAGCGGATGGACAACCTGGCAGGCGATGTCGAGAAGCTCGGCGGCGCATTCGACACCGCTCTCATCCAGACCGGTTCGGGTGCGAACGATGTGCTCCGTGAGTTGGTGCAGGGTGCTACATGGCTCGTCGATCGGTTCGGAGAACTGCCCGAACCGGTACTCGGTGTCGGGCTCGCGGTTGGGGTTGCGGGTGCAGCGCTCGCACTCGCGACAGGAATCGTCTTCACGGGCATTCCGAAGTGGGCCGCGTTCAAGCAGACTCTCGACGATCTGTCGCTGTCGGGTCGCAAAGTCGCGCTTGGTGTCGGGGTGGCGACTGCCGCGGTCACGCTTGGAGTCATCGCCCTAAGCGCTTGGGCCAGCAGCCAGGCGGAAGCGAAGGCTCGAGTGGATGCGTTCGCGGATTCTCTCGACCAGGCGTCGGCGGCAATCACCGACAACACCCGCGAGGTGGCGAAGGCGGCGCTTGCCGCGAATCGCGACGGCAACCTCTTCTGGGGCGGTGAGTCCGCGTACCAGGCCGCCGAGAAGCTCGGCATTGCCTTGGACGACGTGACGGATGCTGCGCTGGGGAACGCTGACGCGCTCGATCGGGTCAAGGACGCGGCGGTCAGTTACCAGGACGTCCTCAGCGGCGACAGGACGCAGGCAGAGTTCGATGCGGCAGTCAAGGCGTCGGGGCTGACCCAGAGCGAGTACGTGAACACTGTCAGGCGTGTTCGGGACAGCATCCAGGAGCAGAGCGACGCACTCGCGAAGGGGCGCGATGTCGTCGAGCAGAAGACGAAGGCGGATCAGACCAACGCCGAAGCGACTCAAGATTCTGCTGAGGCATACCTCGCCGCTAACGACGAGGCCGCCGCTCTCAACAACACCCTGCAAGGACTTCTCGACACGCTGAGCGAGGCGAATGGCGCCAACCAGGACGCGATCTCGGCCAACCTCGACTACCTGAACGCGCTGGCGGACGTTGACGATGCGATCGAGAAGGCACGTAGCGGGGTTGACGGCTATGCGTTGACCCTCGACACGTCCACTCAGGCGGGCCGCGACAACATGGAGATGCTCCTCGGGCTTGCCCGGCAAGCGGAGGAGGCCGCGGAGGCGCAGTTCCAGCTCGACGGGAACACCCAGAACTTCCAGGCAGCGCTTGAGGCGTCCCGTGATGCGTTGATCAAGCGGGCGGAAGACCTCGGGTACACCAGCGATCAGGCTGCTGATCTGGCTGACAAGATCCTTGCCATTCCCACCGAGTCGGAGTGGAAGTTGATCGCCGACACGTCAGCAGCCTCGAGGGCAGCAGACACGTTCGTCCGCACGTACGACGGCAAGACAATCACCATGAAGCTCAGCGCCGACCAGGTGGTTGTGAACGGCCGCGTGTACGGGGGTCTCCGGTCGAACTACATGGGCGGCGTCTACAAGGACGGTGTGCAAGCGTTCGCGCAGGGCGGTTTCCCTTCTGGCATCTACCCGTACACGCCTGGCGGGATCCACAAGTTCGCTGAGGCGAGTGACGAGACGTACATCTCGTTCCTTCCCCAGTATCGGCAGCGGAATGTGGGGATTTGGGCGGAGACGGGTGAACGGCTCGGTGTGTGGCGCACGGCCGGTAGCAGCGCCGCTGGCGCTGCGAGTGTCGCTCCCGCTCAGGTCACGGTGGTTGTGCAGCCGAAGGGTGGCATCGACCTGCTCAAGTACATCGACGTGTCGATCGAGAACGCTGACTCGTCGCGGCAGCGGACGCTCGGCGCGGGAAGGCAGGTGCGCTGATGGCGTATGAGCCGACGCTGACGGCGTTCACGGATGCGAACCCGATGCCGCGGGTGGAGGTGCTGTTTTCGTCGTTCGACCCTGCGACCGCGTTCGTGACCGTGTACCGGTTGGCGGAAGATCGCGAGTACAAGGTGCGCGGTGCGGTCATGGCCCCGACAGCCGGATCCCTCACCCGCATCGACTCGGAAGTGCCGTTCGGTGTCGTCGCGACCTACCGGGCGGAAATGTTCGATGACTCGGGTGCGTCACTCGGATTCACGGGCACAGCGGCGATCACCTTGAACGTGGACGACACGTGGGTACACAACCCGCTCGACCCGTCAGGTGGATTGCGGATGCAGTTCCGCGGCTCGGCGGCGACAGACCTCGTGCGGCCGACTGACGGTGAGGTGTTCTTCCCGCTCGGGCGCCGCGTCGGGGTGGTCATCTCCGGGCAACGGCGGGGCCTCGTCGGAGTCCCGCTGGACATGATCGTCGATTCCCCGGCTGACGCGGACCAGTTCCAGAGGATGTTGGGCGACTACGCGTCAACCACTGTTCCGGTGCTGTGTATCCGGATCGGTGCGACGGCTCGCGCGCGTCTGCCTCGCCCGCTGTTCGCGGCCGTGCTCGAGGCCCACGAGATGGATGTGAACTACACCCTCGGAACCGGGTCGACGATTGCGATCCAGATGACCGGTGACGAGGTGTCGCCGCCCGCGGCGGGCATCATCATCCCCTTGTTGTCTCGGGCGGACATCAACGCTTCCTATGCGACGAACGCAGCCATCGCCGCCGATAACCTCACTCGTCTCGCGGTCAACCGTAGATACGACCTCGCCGGGGCTGCTGGCTGATGAGGGGGTTCTGATGCGTCCTGGTAGTGAGCAGTTGAAGCAGGCTCTCAAGTCGGATGTGACGCACCGGCTGGTGGTGGATTCGTTCTACGGGGCGACTCGTACGGCGATGAACCTGCCGGTGACGCAGTGGGAGTTGAAGTGGGATGTTGAGGCGGAGATCAAGTCGTATGGGCAGTTGACGATCGCCTATTCGGGTGACATGGCGGACTCGTACACGCCGCAGGAGTTCACGGATCTGTTGGCCCCGTTCGGGCAGGAGTTGAACATCCTCCTCGAAGTGTCGGCGGGTGAGTTCTCGGAGACGATCCAGTTGGGGCATTACCGGATCATGTCTGTCCCGGACGCGCGGGATGAGCACATGAACGTGACGGGTCGGACTTTGACGGTCGGCTCGCGGGTGACGGTGAATGTGCAGGACCGGTTGGTGGGCGTTCGACGTCGCGGGTTCCGGTTCGAGGAGTCGCCGCCGTCTACGGCGTCGTGTTGGGACGAGTTGGCCCGGTTGACGGGTATGCAGGTGATCCGTTCCGTCCCGGATCAGCCGATCCCGGCGTCGGTGGTGTACGCGGCAGAGCAGGGGGGTCGGTTGGCTGCGGTGCAGGCGTTGGCGAACGTGCTCGGTGGTGTCGCCTATGTGACCGCGGATGGTGCCCTGTCGGTGCTGCCTGACGAGCCCGGGGATGTCGCGCTCGAGCTCACCCTGGGCGATGACGGAACCCTGCTGGATGTGGCTCACGCGATGGATTCCGAGGGTGTCTACAACACGGTCGTCGGGAACTTCACCGACGAGAACAACAACCCGATCACCGCCGTCGCGACACTCGCAGACGGCGACCTTGGCACGTCTGGCCCGTTCGGGGAGTACACCCGCTACTACTCGTCACCTCTGGTGAAGACCCAGGCGCAGGCGAACGCTGCGGTGCAGGCGATCCTTGACCGGTCGTTGGCGACGCAGACGTACCGGGTTCCGGTGCAGTGCTTGGTGAACCCATTGGTGGAGTTCGGCGACATGGTGTCGGTGGAGCGCCCCGTTGGCGACCCAATGGTTGGTCGCGTCGTGAACTACAAGTTTGGTTCCTCGCGGATGATGACGCTTGAGATGGATGTGACCCGTGCCATCTGATTTCACGGACGACCTTGCTTCTGCGCTCGCCCAGATCCCCACCGTCAGCTCGAAGGTGGGGATCTTCGTTTCCCGCTCGGGGAACGCGGCGACGGTCAACATCGGTTCATCGTCGGTGACGCTGCCGTTCGTCGGCCTGTACTTGCCACCCCCGGGGCATCCTGTGGCGATCAGCTCGCAGAACGGTCAGGTGGTGGTGACGGGGCCTGCGCGGCCGCTGCCTGGTGTCGGGAAGATCACCGCCACAGGTTCGCCCCGCGCCACGGTATCCGCGTGGGGCGTCACCTATGTTCTCCCGTACCACACCTCGTACACGCCGACCCTGAACGATGATGTCGCGATCGTGTGGTCGGCTGACGGTGGCCTGATCACCGGGAAGGTTTCCGCGACGTCGAACGTGGTGCCTCCGGATCAGAACCCGGGGGGTGGGGGTGGTTCGTTCCACCCGGCACCGTTCACCGCGATCGACTCGGGAACCTACAGGGCCGGTTCCGGATGGTGGACGAACACGGTGCGTGCGAACGTCGACGACGGGTGCTGGTTCTACGGGTCGAAGATCAAGGACACGATCCCGGATGCGGCGACGATCACGTCGGCGCGTATCTACCTGCCCATCCAGTCGATCATCATCAACGCGCCCGGGCAGATGCGGTTGCATGTCCATCCGACGAAACCGCCTGGCGCGCCCACGTTCACCGGTTCCGCGTTCGCGATGTCAGCGGTCGCCGGGTGGCGTGACATCCCGACGTCGTTCATCGACTACCTGAAAACGAACGACGGCGGGATCGGGTTCGACGGCGGCGGCCAGTGGGTCAACTACGGAGTCGCGTCAGACCAGCTGTCTGGGGCGCTCGACATCGCATGGACTATTTAGGAGGCGATC